TTGTTTTATTTGTGAGGTTTTATGCAACTCTTCTGAAAAAGTGGATAATTTCTTAATCAATCTGATTTCAAAGTCTAGTTACTGGAGTTACATTGGCCGCGCTGCACAGGCTAAACGGGATGAGCCGTTAATCGCCTTGATTCATGGGCATATCACTAATGAACAATTTGACTCAATTGAACGTGGCGAAATTACTTTAGCTGTAGCCATGAGTAATTTATCCCACGACCAAAACCAGCATAATCATCACCAATCTCAATAACGACTATAGCATCGTCGTTGAGCAATATGCTGGGTTGACTGTGCTTGGTGATATCCAATTAATTTACGTAACCTTCGATATAATCAAATGTCCATTCAATTTTGCTCATATCTATGTCTGGCTTCATAACCCAAAGCGTGTAGGTTTCACCATCTTCGTACTTATCTCGTTCATCAGTAATTGCAGTAAACGACCTAACTTCTCCTGACTTGCTGTCTTTTATCAAGATAAAAAAGTTTTTTAACGAGACGCCACTATTATTAAGCACATTAATTCTAATGTCTTGAGTGCCTTTTATTTGGCTGGTTGACGTTGACCCTCTTAAATGGTTGTTGTCTGGAGTAGCTGTTGCTTTTATTTTATGCATTTCATCAGGCGTCAGCTTTCTTAGCTTAAGAGGGTGCTGTTTTCTACAAATGCTTTTTAACTCATTAATTAGTCTTGCATCATTAATTCTAAGTACACCTTCCTTTACGCAACCTAAATAATCAGAACCACTGAAAAAATCAGGTGAAAATTTCAAGCCATAGCCTTTGTTACCTAGAATTGACATTAAGTTAACCAAGAGAAATACAGTTATAAAAGTTAGTTTTTTATAGTTATATTTTAAAAGCTTACATATTAGGAATGATGTAAACGACAATAATAACGGAGCAGCAATAAATCCTAAAAAAGCGCTTAACATTAGCATGTTATCGCTGTAGTCAAAAAAATGCGGCACAAATGGAAGGATAAATATTGACGAAGTAACTAGTAATATAATTAATAAAGCCGTGTCGAAGTTTTCATCCTTGAATCTTTCCATATATATCCCTTTAATAAAGTACTGACGACCAGAACACTCTACCAATAACCCTAATGCTGTCTTTTCCAAAAACTAGCGATTCATCAGGAAACTCATCCTGATTGTAACTTCTAAGTCGTAAACCTTGAGGGGTGCGATATAGCAGTTTTACTCTTAACATACCGTTATGATCAACAGCATACATTTTACCGTCAATAACCTGGGTTTGTGATTTATCAATACCAACGGTTGAACCATTGGGTAAAACTGGTTCCATGCTATTACCTGAAACCATTACGCAAGCCGCAGATTCAGGTGAAACACCACATTTTTTTAATGTTGACTTAGCAAATCGAAGTTTGGCACCGCCATTTTCTTTTACCATGGTGGATCCGTCACCAGCAGATAATTCTACTTCCCTAAAAAACGGAATAGCCACTTCATCGGCTTCAAGCGGAGTGTCGTTATCCCACAAATCAAAACCTCCAAGCATTTCTAGATTGCTTGAAACTTCATTGTTTGATTTAGGGCAAGAATCCTCTTTGCCTGACAGTATCCACTCTGGCGAACATTGAAGTGCGTTACTCAACGCAATGAGATTTTGTCCGCTTGGGGTAGATACGCCATTCACCCACTGGCTAACCGTGCCTTTAGAGACACCAGTTAATTTAACAATGTTTACAGCCTTTAGGCCTAAGGCCTGCATCTGCTGTTTGATGCGTTCTGATATATCCATAGTTAAGCATTCTAAACTCTGAAAAGTTAAAAGTCCTATACTTAAAAAGTTTTGTGAGCTAAACTTTTGTTCGCTTGTTAAACTTTTTGGCAAAGCCTAAGGCATCAAATGAAAACATCTGACGTAATTGCCCACTTCGGGAGCAAGGCGAAAATCGCCAAAGCACTGAATTTAACTAAAGGTTCTATTTCTCAATGGGGGGAAACAGTGCCTGAGTTACGAGCTTTCCAGATTGAAAAAATCACTAATGGGAAACTCAAAACCAACCATTCACCAAGTGCTGCAAACAGTCAGTAAGGTGGATTATATGTTTTTCAGCAAAACAAACATGCGAAAACCGTCGGCAGTTTCTACAGATCCACTTGCTGCGGCTGCATCACTGACGGATGACCACAATATTTCAGAGGTAGCGAGGTTGCTGGGTAAGAGCCCTAAAACCTTGCTCGCCAAGCTGAACAACGATAGCGACTTCCATCAACTGCATTTAGGTGAAGCGGTGGCGATTACCCATGTAACACAGGATGCGCGCATTTTAAGCGCGTGGGCTGTAAGCATGGGAAAAGTGCTTATCGACGTACCTAAGTCTGGCATTACTGACGATGAGTTTTCAGATCTATTGCTGTTAGTGCAAGAGCGCACTGGCGAGCTAGGCAAAACGATTCGCCAAGCGCGAGCGGACGGCATTATTACCGATGCTGAGTATGCCGATATTCGCAAGGCCACGATTTCAGTCGTTGAGCTGCTATTCCAAGTTGACAGCACCATTCAACAGCAAGTGCGGGAGTAGCGGTTATGGCACGGATAAGAACGGTTAAGCCAGAGTTTTGGACTGACGAAGATTTAGCAACAGTTTCCGAAACTGCGCGTCTCGTTGCAATCGGTCTGCTGAATCTTGCTGACGATGAGGGCTACTTTAATGCAAATCCTAGGCTCATTGAGTGCTCTTTGTTCCCACTCACTGAGCCATCAGTGAGCATTCAAGAGTGCCTCAATCAACTCTGTGAAATTGGTTATTTACAGCTCAATGAGTCCTCAAAAGGCAAGATTTTTGGTGTTATCAAGAATTTTGTAAAACATCAAAAAGTAAACAGGCCAACTCCTAGTAAAATCAAAGAGTTATTTAACAATTGTGAGCCTTCACTGAATACTCACGGAGGGCTCACTGTAGGAAAGGAAAGGAAAGGAAAGGAACAGGGAAAGGAAATAATACATGGGTCATCGCCAAAAAACGGCGACAACCCGAGTGCGAAAAACAAGCCTGATTATTCACCTGAGTTTGAGCAGATTTGGCAATCGAAGCCTGAGCGCGAGGGTGGTAACAGCAAGCTTGAAGCGTACAAGGCGTACTGTGCCCGTATTAAATCCGGCGTGCCCCATGCAGATCTTGCTGCCGGTGTTATGCGATACCGAACTTATTGCGATGCGAGAAGATTGATTGGTTCTCGGATGGTTAAGCAGCTTGCTACGTTCTTTGGGCCTGATGAGCACTGGAAAGAAACATGGGCGCTTTCAGATACCGCAAACAACGACCATGCCAACGGCGGTATCGATTGGGATGTTTCCATTTTTGATCACCAATCTGACGAACAACACCAAGGAGGATACGTGATCGACGGTGAGGTGGTGCAATGAAAGATTTAACTCAAGCCATGAGTGGCGCCATTCAAGCGATGAAAACCGTGAACACTTCTGCGGTAACTGCCCAAGATACTGACACCAGAGTAGACACCATTCTAAGCGAGCTTGCCAAGCAGCTTCGCGACATAAGGCCTGCGTGGAAGCAAGCCTTGCCGACAACCGACGCAGTGCGTGGATGGAAAGCGCAAATGCGCTTGGCGATGACAGAAAACGGAATTAACTCGCTAATTCAGATTGAGCGTTGTTTGGTAAAGGCTCGCGCTGACGATAGCGCATTCTGGCCTTCTATCGGTCAGTTAGTTCAGTGGTGTCTAGGTACTGAATCCAATGAAGGTCAAATCCGCGAAGCATTTGATCGTTGTCGTACCAAGCAAAACTACGCTGACGATGTTGAGTATTCCACATGGCTTGAGGTTGGGTTTGAGTGCAAACGATTACCGATAGGTAAAGATTTTGACCTGTTCAAAACAGTGTATCTACGCAAGTTAACTATGGCTCAACGCGGGGAAATATTACCAAGTAAGGATACGCCATTACTGCAAAACCAAGCGCCAAGCGCCAGAGGGTATATCGAGGATGAAATAGCTAAGCGTATAGCTGATGGTAATCGTCCTTTAACCAGTATCGAAAAGCGTATGTCAGCACTACGCCAACAGCAGCGCACCAAGGGCAAAGGCGAAACATTTAAGTACCGGAGAGCTCATGGCTAGACCGCTTAAGGCGTTACCAGATGATGCGCCAGATTTATACGCATTTGTGAATGCGCCTAAGGCGGCTAATGACGAACCCAGTTTAAGCGAGTTAGCCAAGCGAGTTGAGCACGTTAGACCAATTAGGCAATACCCGATTTTTTACCACTGTCGTGGTGGTGACTCAGATAAAAAATTCGTCTTAAGCAGGATGCGTTGGATACCAGACAGCTTAAAACACTGGGCGTCACTTGAGTTTGAAAGGCTGTATTTAGCCGGTGGTCGAGAAGGACGGTATAACGCGAAAAAGTTTTTACATGGTTTAGCCAGCAGCTACAGAGGAAAGTGAAATGTTAACTATCGGTATCGACCCAGATTTAGAAGCCAGCGGCGTCGCCATCGTGATCCGCAACAAGATTAGCGAACTCCACAAAATGCCTTTCCCGCAGCTGATTGAGTTTATCACCACGCTCGCTGCGGATAACGAAATCATCGTCAAGCTGGAAGATGTGAACGCCTGGGCTGGTGTAAAGCATCGAGCAGGAACTGGGCCAGCAGCAATGCGCAAAATCTCGCAGAACGTCGGCCAAGTGAAAGCGACCGCAAGCCTCATTAAAGAAATGCTCAACTCGAAAGGCGTGGAAGTGCAACTGGTTAAACCGCTGCGCGGTGAAGTGAAGATGATGGCGAAAAAGAATCATGCCTACTTCTGCAAGCTAACCGGCTGGCAAGGTGGGCGCACTAACGAAGATACGCGCGATGCTGCACTCATCGCGCTACACGGATAACGGATAAGGGGATAAAGCATGTCAAGCAGAGGCGTTAACAAAGTCATTTTAGTCGGTCACTTAGGGCAGGATCCGGAAGTGCGCTATATGCCAAACGGAAATGCGGTGGCCAACATCAACGTTGCGACCAGCGAGAGTTGGAAAGACCAACAAGGACAACAGCAAGAGCGCACTGAATGGCACCGCGTTACGCTGTTTGGAAAACTGGCAGAGATTACCGGAGAGTATCTGCGCAAGGGCTCACAGGTTTATATCGAAGGCAAGCTGCAAACTCGCAAGTGGCAAGCTCAAGACGGTTCAGACCGTTACACAACCGAAATCATTGTCGATATGCACGGCTCAATGCAGATGTTGGGACGCAAAGAGGGAATGACTGCCAACGCCCAGCAGAACGCGCAAGGACATGGTGGATATCAAGACCCTGCACACCAACAGCAATACCGCGCGCCAGCACAACAATCGGCGCCAGCGTATCAACCAAAGCAGCAGAATGCGTATTCACCTAGCCAGCAGTCGCAACAACGGCCTGCGCCACAGCAAAGACCCGCACCACAACCACAGCAGAACTTTACCCCTGATTTAGATGATGGTTGGGATGACGATATCCCATTTGCTCCGATTGGGCTGCAATATCCTTACTTGCTGCTTTGCTGTTAGAAGTTATTGATTTAAAAGAATAATTTAAAAGTGAAAAACAGGGCGCTTGATGGGTTGGCGCGTAGACTTGGCGAGACTTTGGAGATTCACGCATGTGCGTATCACTTGAGAGACTATTTTGTTTGACTTCACAGCAGGCGATAAGCGTTGAGCCGCGCGCCAGTGGGAAGGGCATTTTTAGCCGCGAGGATGCTGCAGGCGTTATTGCCATGGTGCAGCACATTAACCCGATTGGGGTGAAAGTGCTCGAGGCCAAGATTGGTGGTAATCACAACAGCGGCGCAGAGTTGGCCCACGCGCTGACGGCGACCTTTGAGGCGCGGAACGTCAATCCAAAGGCAGCTAAGGCGCTGGCATTTATGGCGGTGACTGAGGTTTGCGGCGCGCACATTTGCCACAAGTGTAATGGCGTTGGCTCGATTGATAGCCGTGGTCGCCCTTGCCGCGCCTGCCAAGGTTCTGGGATTAAAAATGTTCGGACCATTAAGCAGATGGCGGCTCAGTTTAACGCGCTATCAGGCCTGAAAATCAGCGAACAGCAATTCAGCCAGATTTATTACGACGTTTACATGGAAGCCATCGACGAGCTCTACCAGCAAGAGGGTGAAGCGGCGAAGTATGCGGCCAGTGTGTTGCGTTTGGTTCAAGCAGAAAGTGAGGTGGTGAATGGATAAGAATATCGTGATTATCGGCGCCTGTGGCGTTGGTAAGTCAATGCTGAGCAGGGCGTTAATGACGTTACAGCTAAGAAATGCGGTGATAACCGTGGTTGATGTTAGCGACGTAAAACCTGAGCATGGTGAAATTACAGGGGCTTGGCTTGATGAGTTTGAGCAGATTAATCGGGCTATTGAGTCTCGCCAGATTGAGGTTGGCAAAATCAAAGTTAATCAAGGCTTGCCGCCTGAGATTGCGCTGATGTTACGTAAAAGCGAGTTTGACTGCTGTTCTATCAGTGCCAGCCGCAATCAATACAAGGACCTTCGCCACGGCTTTGAGGCTCAGAAAGTTACCGGCGCAAAACGCCGCAATAAGTCAGAACGTAAACGTGGAAATAACCGCGCTAACCGTTGGAGGTAGGTATGCAATTTTTAGCAATTATCGGCTGGTTTGGCTGCTTCCTGTTTTGCCTTTGGATTAGCATCCTGTGCTTCGTAACGACGTTTGGTGGTTTAAATGAAGGGTTATTTTCTAAGTCTTTCAGGTATCGGTTATTGGGCGCGTTCTATTGGGTTTTGGTTTCCTGCGCTTGGGATTTTTGCTTTTCGTTTTTAACCATCAAGATTGGGTGACAGTATGAGCAACTACACAGAAATAGCGCGTCAGAACAGATACGAAGCAATGAAATTGAGAGAGATTGCTGACGATCTTCGTGCCTCAGTTTTAATCAACTCAGGGGTAAATAGCGGCTTAGATAACGCAGCAAGACTTTACCTCGCTGAATGCCAGCGCCTTGGAGAGATTCCAGCTTGCATTATTCCAGCGGTTGCGGTTGAAACCCCAGAGGAACGCGAAGCCTTCGAGTTATTGGAGCGCCGCCAGCGTGATCCGCAAGTTTGCGACAATCGCCAGATGAAGATTAACTCTATGGCCGCTATTGCGCGCCAGTGTCCGACGACCAGTATTGAGGGAATTTGCGCGCTGTTGGTCGATGCGGGTTATCGGAAGGAGTGAAGCAAATGACTGAGTATGTTTATCGCATTCAAGACAAACAAGGTCGCGGCCCGTTTAGCCCGGGCTTCACTATGAAGTGGCTTGAACAAGACAAAAGCTTGCCGCCGTATTTCGTTGAGTTTCCAGATTTAGACTTAAATGCCGAGACTAGGCCAAATGATTTTGTTGGCTGCGCATGTTTGTGCTTGATGCAGTTACGCAAGTGGTTTACGCCTTCTGAATACCGAACCTTGACCAAGTTAGGTTTCAAGGTGGTAAGGCTTGAAGTAGACAAAATCCTTAGGCGCAGCGAAAACCAGTGCGTGTTCTCTAGGGCTAAACGATTCAATAAAAACGCTGTGGTAATGCAGCTTTATCCAATGGTGGTGAATCATGCCTAAACGATTCTGCCAAAAATGCCAAAAGTCGACGCAGCATTCCGAAATCAAGCAGTTGAGCTTTTTGGAACAGTGCGCAGTCGCGCTTATTAGCGGCTTTCGTGCTGATTTAAGGCAGGCTGAGCTCGAGTGTAATGAGTGTTGGACCCAGCGAAACAATAATATTTGCTCACTTAACTGATAAATTTTGAAGGTGATTTATGACTAATGAAGAATTGGAAGAACTACTTGAAGCGCGAATGAGAGAGATTGAAGAATCGTTGCAATCTATGATGTTAACTGATGGTCATTTACCAAGCGACTACAATGCAGCTGCAAGTGAAGTTGTTGGCATTAGTTTTGATGGTGGTGGTAAGTATTTTGATTACTTAGCATTTATGCTTAGACGTCGCGGTGGTTTAGGGGTTACAACACTCGACGAGGCAGTCACTCACCTGAACAATCTTCCTCTTGGCCTGCGCATCGCGGAACTGCAACGCGCAGAAGTGCTCGAGGCTGAGCCGGAACTTGCCGAAGCGCTAGAAACAGAAATCACTAATGACAATTCACCTATGAAAAAAGAACATTGGGAGCATTTCGTTAATCTGAAACCTGTTGACTACAATTACGAAGATTTAGATTCTGATGCAGATTTTTTCAAGGCGGAAGTTGAACAAGACGCTAAGTCACTCGAGCAGCTTTGCGACGAGTACGAAGCAGGGCTCGTTGAAGGAAAGCACGCGCCAGAGGCGGTTGCTTACATCATGGCCCTCGAGGATTTAGTCAGCGAAATGCAGGGTAAGTCGTTTACTGATAGTTCGAGGATTGGGCAGTTAGAAGCGGAGAACGCGGCGCTTAGACGTTATCTAAAAGTTGAAGATGGGAAAGAGCCTGTTAAACCCTCTTGACATAGAAAGCCGAGGGTATATGATTTTTCTATCCTGTGATTAGTGCGCCTATCGCTCGCATCACAATCAAAGCCATCCTTCGGGGTGGCTTTTGCGTTTCTAGTTCCCACACTTTGCCCGGCATTCGTCGGGCTTTTTTGTTTCTGGACTCAGAGGACTCCGATAATGAACGAGACAGCAGTTGATTTGAGCGCTTGCATAAATAACAAGGCAATGAGCCATGTTGCAATGCCTCGCTATGGTTGTCACAAGGAAGTTCACGCAATGCCGCTGACACGTGGCGAATATAACGATGTTCGTGGCTGGATTATTCCAGAAAACGAAAACCCCTCCGACGAAGGTTATTTAGTTGTTTATAACCGTGGCACTACTGACGAATACGTTAGCTGGTCGCCAAAGCATATCTTTGATGACGGTTATCACGCGCTTGATACTTGCGGACGCCAGTTTGACCACATCGACCGCATGATCATCGAGCACAACGAGCTAATGGCTAAGCTGGTTAAGCTGAATCAGTTTGTTGAAGGCGACAAATTTAAGTCGTTAGATAGTCGCGCTGGCTCACTTTTGAGGCGTCAAGCTGTTGCAATGGAAGATTATGTCGAGTGCTTGCATTGGCGTCTAAAATATTGCGGCTGCATCTTGTTCACTGGCGCTAACTGGCCTGAGTTGGTTGAAAAGTTTGGCGGTGGTGAAGTGGTTGGCGGTCAATTCGTAACGCCTGCTGGTGATTCATTTGCCGATGGTATGTGGGTGAAGTAATCATGCGCCCACGTATCGCCGTTGCTGGCCTAAGCCTTTCTGCTGCTGCGTTTATCACGCTAGTCACCTCAGAAGGCTTTGCGCCAGTTGCTACCGTTCCGGTTCAAGGTGATAGGCCAACTGGCGGTTTTGGCTCCACGTATCACGCAGATGGACGGCCAGTAAAGCTCGGCGAGAAATTTACACCTATCAACGCACTCAAGACCAGTAAGGCACACATCGATAAAGATGAAATCCGCTTTAGGGATAGCTTGCCTGGTGCATCGCTTAATCAAACAGAATATGACCTGTATATCGATTGGGTTTACCAATACGGCATTGGCCGCTGGTTAGCGTCACCTATGCGTCAGCATGTGATGCAAGGTGAGTATCGACAAGCCTGTGATGCGTTGTTGTTGCCAAAGTATCGCACGGTCGATGGTTATGACTGTTCTACACCCGGTAATAAGCGTTGTTACGGCGTTTGGCTCAGGACGCAGGAACGTCACCAAGTTTGTGTTAATTCACTTCAATAGGAGCTTACCCATGTTTCAAACCATTAAAGACAACTTTGCGATGGTGGTGATTGCCTTGCTAACCATTGCGGTGATTGTAAGCGGCTCGATGTGGGCTGTTACTACTGGTCAGCTATCGACTGCCAATACCAACTTAACCAATGAAATCGCAGCTAAAACTGTGATTCAAACCGATTTGGACAACGCGACAGAGCAGCTTAAAGCGGCTGAGATTGAAAAGGAACGATTGCGGATGGATGCTGCGCTTACCGCTAAAACGCTTAACGTGCGCGAGCAGGGACGCAATACCGTTGAAACTGTGCTGCTTGATACCAAGGCCAAAGCTAAGGCCGTGATGGAGAGTTCTACCGATGAAGGGGATATTGCGTGGACTGTGGCTAGCGTGCCTGATGAGCTTAATCGGTTGCTCGAGCAGCGTTCCTATTGTGCGAACCGTGACAACGACCAAGACAGTATATGTGTTGCCGGACGAGTCTCTGTTGAGCAAGTGCCAGATCCCCATTTATTCTGGGCGCATAAACCCCGATCTCTATAACTACTCATTGACACTCATCGCGGCGCTTGAACGGTGCAACACCGACTGGCAGGCGCTACATGACTGGCGAGAGGCGAAGGCTAATGAACTTAACAGCAATCAATGAGTATGCTGCTCAGAAATGGACTTCAGCTATGAGTTACCTTGCCTCATTTTTCTCCGCTGCTGCTGGTGTGGCCGCGTTAAACAGTTTGGCGGTTGTCTTAGGCATGGTATTGGCATACCTAACCTATTTGACAAATAAGAAGGTTCAAGAGCGCAAAGAGGCAAGGGACGCCAAGCTAGCGGAACAGCAAGAGCGTATTAACGAACTGCGAGAAAAGCGCGAACGTATGGAACTTGAGCGCCTTGAGATGGAAGGTCGCAATGGCTAAGGCTCAATTTGATTGGAGCTATCACAAATACACGGATTTAGAACGCAAGTTTATTGCCGAGTATCTGATAGACCAAAGCAAAACGAATGCGATGATCCGCGCTGGCTCCAAGGCCAAAGAGCCAAAGAAAACAGGTTGGGAAATGTACAACCGTCCGCACGTTAAATACGCAATTGATTGGCATATCAATAATCTGTTTGAGATTGCTGGCGTTACAGTTGAGCGCATTATTCGAGAGGTTGCGGTTGTTGCCTTTGCCGATATGGAAGGCATTTATAACGAGGACGGCAGCGCAAAACCGTTTAACGAATGGCCTGAACATTGTCGCCGTGCCTGTTCTGGTATGGAGATTGACGAGCTATTTGAAGGCGTGGGTGATGACCGTGAGCAAGTGGGTTTTACCAAGAAGTTTAAGCAATGGGACAAGATGAAAGCCCTTGAACTGCTTGGTAAGTATCACAAGATTTGGACTGACAGAGTGGAAGTTAGCGAGCGTCCTAAAGTGGTTGTTCGCCGCTACACCGGAAGAAATAAGGCTAAGGCACAGGAGGAGTAACAGCGTGTGTCAGAGCAAACAACTTATGAATTCCATGTCGCGGCTCAGGGCGATGTGCTTGAGCAGTATATTACAGCTCGCGGCCGTAACACTTTCATCATGGGCCCTATCGGTTCCGGTAAGACTTACGGCAGCGCCATGCGCGTATTCGACCAGATGTGCGAACAAGCGCCCAATTCGTTTGGCGTTCGTAAATCGCGCTTCGTTGCGGTGCGTAACACCTATCCTGATCTCAAGGGTACAACGATTAAGGACTGGTGCGACCTATATCACAACGAGGACTGCCAGCTAGGGAAGTTTAACCAAGACTTCCCGCCGACCCATTACCTCGACTTTGATCTGGAAGATGGTACTCGAGTCAAGGCCGAGCTGGTGTTCTTGGCACTCGATAGACCTGATGCGGTGCGAAAGCTCAGGGGTTTGCAGGTAACAGGATTTTGGCTGAACGAAGTCAAAGAGTTATCTAAGGCCATTGTCGATATGTGTGACGGCCGCCATGGTCGTTACCCTAGCGCGGCAGAAGGTGGTCCCAGTTGGCATGGGATGATTGGGGATACCAACGCCCCAGATGATGATCACTGGTATTACGAATTAGCCGAAGAAAGCCACCCAGACGGGTGGCTTTTTTTACGACAGCCAGGTGGTGTTATCGAGGTCACTGCCGGCAAAGGCGAACATGCGGTTACCAAGTGGGTTGCTAATCATAATGCCGAAAACCTCGCTAACCTGCCTGATGGTTACTACATCAATCAGGTGCAAGGTAAGGCAGACGATTGGATCCGCATTAACCTTGCAAACCAGTACGGCACGGTAGCCACAGGACAGCCGATTTACAAGGGCCAGTGGAATGACATTCTGCATACCAACGCTAATCGGCTACTACCCATTAAATCGCATGGAGACTTGCTGATTGGTTTCGACTTTGGCCGGACGCCTGCCGCGATTATCGGCCAGCTAACGCCACTCGGTAAGCTGCGAGTTCTGCGCGAATACGTTAGCGAAAACATGGGCGTGCGCTCGTTTATGGACTTCTTAGTGCCAGAGCTTAAGCGCGAGTTTCCTGCATTCACCAAGGCTGATTATGTCGCGTTCTGCGACCCGTCAGGCTGGGGAAAGTCGGGCAATGATGAAAACAGCCCGATTGAAATCATCAACATGGAATACGGCATCACTGCTTATGCGACCAGCTCTAACAAGCCGGACAATCGCTGGGAGGCGGTGCGCTTCTTCTTAACTAAAAAAATCGATAACAAGCCTGCATTTGAATTGAGCGCCGACTGTAAAACCCTGCGCAAAGGGTTTAACGGCGGTTATCAGTTGCGCCGTATTCAGGTTGCAGGTGATGCGCGTTACACCAGCGTTGCCGACAAAAACAAATACTCGCATCCACACGATGCGCTGCAATACCTCGCCCAAGGCGCTCAGGGCGAAATCGATTATGAAAAAACAGACCAACTTAGACAGACCGTAGCGCAAACCGCTGCGGCTGATTCGTTAACCGGCTATTAGTGAGATAACTCAATGTCAGACGAGCAAATAGGCGCAAAACCTAAAGCCTACGGCCATGATTATGATCCAAATTCTAAATTGGACATGTTGGCGCAAGAGCTTGAGCGCAAACTATCTGACACCATCTATCAGCGCGGCAATATCGATGTGCGCATGGTGGAGGACTTACGCAACTATCACGGCCAATATGATGAAACCACGATTAAGGCCATGAAAGACAATGGCACAGCGCAGGTTTTTATTAAGCTCACTCGGGCAAAGACCAACGCTGGTGAGGCACAGTTAGTTGATCTGCTATTTCCTAACGACGATAAGAACTGGGGTATTAAACCAACACCAGTACCTAAACTGGTCGAAATGCTTGACGATAAAGAAACGCCTTTCGAGCTTAACGGCGAGCAATATCAAGATGAGCAAGGAAACAAGATTTCTAATGCTGATGTGGCCGCGCGCAAGCAGGAAATTATTAACACTGCCTGCGACAAAATGGAAAAGCTGATTAGTGATCAGCTAACCGAAACCCATTATAACGCTAAGTGTCGTGAGGTTATTCACGACGCTTGTGTGGTTGGCACTGGCATTATTAAAGGGCCAGTGGTACTCGGTAAAACAGACAGAGCTTATACCAAGGATAAAGACGGTAACTTTGTTACTGTGATTGAGCAATCCTTTGAGCCAGGTTGCGAAGTCGTGAGGCCTTGGGATTTTTACCCAGATATGTCTGCGTCGACCATTGAAGAAGCGGAGTTCGTATTCGAGCGCCGCTTTATGAGCAAAAAGCAGATCCGCAACTTGGTTAATCGCAAAGGGTTTGATAAAGCGCGCGTAGCTAAAGTGCTGCAAATGACGTCGAGACAAACACAGCACCGCAGCACGTATATGGACGATGTGCGCATTTTGGCTGGTTTGAGTGATTCGCTTAACGATACCCGTTATGAAACGTGGGAGTATCACGGCCCCATCACGCGCCAAGTGTTAGAAGAACTCAAGATTTTAGAACCTGTTGAGGCGGGTAAAGAGGCTGAGGCGCAAGACGAATACGATGCTGTGGTGTTCTACTGCGGTGGCATCGTACTCGGGGCCAAACTTGCACTAATGGATTACAGCCAAGATATGCCGTATCGCGTTTATAACTGGGAGTTAGACGATTCCAGTATTTTCGGTTACGGCATCCCGCGCATGGTTCGCGACGAACAGGCGATTATCAACACAACTTGGCGCATGATCCTCGACAATGGCGCCATTACCTCCGGCCCTCAAATCGGGGTAAACAAAAAGAAAGTAACGCCTCAAGATAAAAGCTGGGACCTTAAGCCGCGAAAGTTTTGGGATATTGACGGCTCGATCACCGATATCAAACAAGCCTTTAGCACGTTCGAGTTTCAATCTCACATTAACGAGCTAAGCCAGATTTACCAAACCGCGCGCATTCTATTTGATGAAGTATCAGGCGTGCCAATGCTGCAGCAGGGCGAGCAAGGGCAATCGACACAAACCTTAGGCGGTATGTCGATGCTGATGAATGCGGCCAATACCGTGCGCCGCAATCAAGTAAAGCAGTGGGATGACTTTATTACCGCGCCGCTTATCAGCGACTTCTATCACTTCAATATGATGCACAGTGATGAAAACGAGATTAAGGGCGACTACCAAGTCGACGCGCGCGGCACCTCGGCCTTGCTGATTAAAGAGCAAGTCGGCCAAGCCTTAACTAACTTCCTCAATATCGCAGGCAATAGCCCTATATTCGCGCCAGTGCTGCAACTTAAGTCAGTGCAGATCCTCAAACAGTGGATTAAAACCCAGTCTCTGCCAGATGACATTATCCCGACTGACGATGAGCTTAAGCAGTATCAGAAGCAAATGGAAGAACAGCAGGCGCAAGGGCCACAAGACCCTGCGATGCAGCTTGAACAGTTGCGCACACAGCAAGCGCAGATTAAAGCGGATATGGATATGCAGCTGGCGCAGTTTAACGCCAAGCAACGCATGACAGAGAAGCAAGCTGATCTGCAAATGAAACAGCAGCAGATTGCCGCTGATATGCAGCGCCAAGAGTCGCAAGAGCGCATTGAACTGATGAAGCTGGCGCAGAACGACAAAATGAACACTGAAAAGCTGATGGTAGAGCTACAGAAAGTGCAAAGCCGCGCTCAGCTCGAGTGGGATAAATTCATGTCTGAATTAAAGGTTAAGCAACGTTATGGCCTAACAGCTAACAATGGGCTCGAATAATGCTGAACGTGAATAGTGAGTCATGGAAAGCGATTAAAAACCGCTTATTGAAAGACCGAGAAGAATTACTCGAATCACTGATTAACGATATGAGCGAAACTGCCACGGCAAAGACACGCGGAAAAATCGAAATGATTGATGAAATAATCCGCTTATATCCAAAAGACTTAAAGAAACAAGCACAGGCCGCTGACGAATAGCGGCCTTTTTTATACCTGAATTTTAACTAACCCGCTCCGGCGGGTTTTTTTATGACTGCAAAAAGGCACTCACAATGAAAAACCTAGACGGGCAACAAGAACTTAATCCACAACAAACTCAAGGCCAAGGCGTTGACGATGAAGTGGATGCAATCAGCTTATTTAACGAAATCACACAGGACTCTAACGACTCCGGTGATGAGGTTGATGAGCTGGATCAAGATCAGGATACCGAAGCAAAAGAACAGCCAGACGAAAAAGGCGCAGATGCCGGCGAAGGCCAAGCGGCAACTGATGATCCTTGGTCCTCTGCGCCAGAGGCTTTACGCAACGAATATCTATCGCTCAAACAACAGCACCAACAGCTTGAAGCGAATCACCGCGCAAATGCTGGCCGTGTCTCTGCGTTGACTAAAAAGCTCAATGAAGTGACCGCCGGGCTAAAAGCGAATGAGCAGGCTAATGGTGCAAATGCGAACAGCGCAAACGGGTTACCTACTGCCGACGACCTGAAAGGCAAATCATTTGCCGAGGTTGAGGAAGAATTCCCCGAAATCGCCGCGTTTGTTCGCAATCAGGTTGATGCAGCAACGAACGCATTTAAGCAGCAGCTCACGCCGCTTGAAGAAATGCGCCAACAGCAAGAGCAGGCTCAACAGCAAGCTGAACTTAAAAATCAGTTCGATGCGTTAGCCAGCGTGCATCCCGATTATCAGCAAATCGCAGTTGACCCCAACTTTCACCAGTGGGTGGCATCACAGCCGTCTACGGTGCAGGCCATGGCTCAGAGCACGTTTGCCGATGACAACATCGTGTTGCTCAACCTCTACAAAGGCTCGCTCCCTGCGCCAAGCGCGCCAGCGGCCAAGCCTAAATCAAAAACCTCGTTAGCAGATCACGCCGAAATCCCGCGCAAAGGCGCAGGCAAAGCGGCGGCTGATACAGACGACATTGATCCAGTTGTTTTATTCAATCAAATCACAAGTAATTAAGGAGCGATACCATGTCTAACGGCTATGGTGATATCGGCTCGCGCGTTGGCGTGTATGCCGAGAAAAAAATGCTTGAGCACGCAGAACCTATCTTAGTGCTTAACAAATTGGGTGATCACAAGCCCATGCCAAAAAACACCGGTGAAGTGATTAAGTTTCGCCGTCCAATCCCACTGCCAGCAGCAACCACTCCGATAGCAGAAGGTGTTCGCCCTGCGGCAACAAACTTCCGTTACGCCGATGTGCAAGCCACGCTGCAGCAATACGGCTCATGGATGCCGATCACCGACAAGGTTGTCGATTTGCATGAGGACCCAGTGGGTTCTGATATGGCAATGATGGCGGGTGAGCAAGCGGCTGAAACCGTAGAGTTAATCACCTACGGCAAGCTGATTGCTGGTACTAACGTGGTTTACGCTAACGGTTCGGCACGTAACGCAGTAAACACGCCGTTATCCATCAAGGTGCAGCGTTTAGCGGTTCGTGCTCTGATGGCGCAGCGCGCTAAGCGTATCACTTCCATCCTTGCTGGCAGCCCTAACTATGCAACCAAGCCGATTGAAGCGGCTTACGTTGCTGTTTGCCACACAGACGTTGTTTCTAGTGTGCGCAAAATGCCAGGCTTTACTCCAGTGGCCGAGTACGGTAGCCGTCAACCAATCTGCGCCGAAGAAGTGGGCTCAGTGGAAGATGTGCGCTATATCGCTTCCCCCCTGTTTAATCCATGGATTGATGCAGGCGGCGCGCACGGCGGCACAGCGGTTACTACTGGCGGCACTAGCGCCGACGTTTACCCAGTGCTGTTTATGGGCGCTAAAGCGTTTGGATGTATCCCACTAAAGGGCAGCAAGGAAGCTGGCGGCGCTATCAAGCCAATGGTGCGCAATCCCGGTACGCCAAGCCACGGCGACGAAATGGGCCAAAACGGTTCAGTCGCATGGAAAACCTGGTACACCGCATTGATCCTCAACGACGCATGGTTAGTCCGTGGCGAAGTTGCGGCCTCAGTAGACCCAACCTAACCAACCAGTAAGCACATAAAAGCCCTCGCTTAATCGCGGGGCTTTTTTATTTCCGGTGGAGAAAATCATGAAATTTACTAGCAAAGACAGTACGGCAAAACTGATTAAATACGCCGCTGATGAAATGGGTATGGATTTATCAGGCAAGGAACGTTCCGAAGTTATTGCTGAAATGAAGAAGGCTGATCCTTCTTTATTCGATGACACCAAAACAAGTGGTGATCAAGACCTTGACGATGCTAATGATCTAAGCGATGCCGACGAGCAAGAAGCCGAAGGCAAAGAGCTTACTGGTGTAACTATCAACATCCACGACAATAGCGGTGAAGATGAAGAAGTCGATAACTTCGTGCAGGTTGGCGTGAATGGCGTTATGTACAAAGTGATCAAGGGCGAAGATGTGCGCGTCCCTGTTGGTGTTTACGATGTTCTTAAGAACGCCATCGAAAGCCGCTTTAAAAACGTCGTCGACAAAGAGACTAAGATGAAGTCTCTCAAAGAAACCAAGGTCAAGCGCTGGCCGTTTAGCGTGATCCAAAAACACTACGACTAATAGGCGGCGCCATGACTTACTTAGAGCTGTGCGTGCGCGTGCGCGAGGAATCCGGCGTTTCTGGAACTGGTCCAGCGTCAACCATCAATCAGGTAGGCGTGCTGGCAAAAATTGTCGGTTGGGTGCGTGATGCAGATCTTGATATTCAGCGCTTTAAAACTGATTGGAAATTCCTGTGGCGCCGCACGCAATCAGCTTTAGTGATTGGTCAACAAAGCTACACCGCTATTGATTTATCCTTAAGCGATTTAAAGGATTTAAGCCGCTTTTGGGTGAATGATCAGCCAATGCGTATTGTGGATTGGGATGAATGGGTTGACCGATACGAACCACAAGGAACGTCCGGACCTAACAATAGCGGATTGCCGCAAGTGGTCACCATTGCGCCAGATGGCAGCTTTATGTTTTACCCTGTGCCTGATAGCGCCTACAGCACACGCGCCGACTATTTTAAGATGCCTGTGGCACTGAATGGAGATAGTGATGTGTCGGCAATCCCCACGGCATACCATGATTGCATAGTGCAAAAAGCACTGATTTATTACGGCAAGTTCGAAGAAGATCAAAACTTGATTCAGTTGGCATCGCTCGAGTATGAGCAAAAGCTGACTGAACTGTGCCGCGACTATTTGCCTAAGATGGGTTTTGCGCCCAGCCCTTATGCTAGAGGGCTGTACTAATGTCGTTTACCCCTGCAGCACTGTCATTGCGTGGCGGCTTAAATCTTGCCGATAGCGACAGCGATATGAAGCCAGGCGAATGCCGAGAACTGGTTAACTACGAGGTGAACACCTCAGGCCGCTATCAGCGTGTAACAGGGTACGAGCGTTTCGACGGCAGGCCGTCGCCATCGTCAGTACGTATTGTGGATTTACCGGGCTTTCCGTTTGATACCGATGAAGCTGCGCTTGCCGCGCTAGAAGTTGAAATGGAAACGCGCAGAGCGTTAATCCAAGCCGTACCCGGCAGCGGCCAAGTTATCGGCGTGTTTATGTTTGCTGGCATCGTTTATGCGATGCGCAATATCGCCGATGGCACTGCGGCAAAACTGTATCGCGCTACGGTAGCCGGTTGGGTTGAGGTCACAACGCCAGCACTTGCGCCTGATGGTCGTTTGTTTACACGGCAAACTAACTTCACTGGCAGCGCTGGCACGCTAGAGATTATTGGCGTAGATGGTAAAAACCCTGCATTCCGTTTTGATGGCACCACGTTTACTCAAATAACGGGCCCAATTACGCCAGACGCACCAATCACGCTTGAAGTGTTGCCAAGCCAAGTATTATTACTCGGCTATCGTGGCGGCTCGTTTGTGTTTAGTGCCGTTGGCGACCCCACTAAATTTAGCAGTGTTGACGGCGGCGGTGAAATCGCGGTGGCCGACGAAATCACCGAAATGCAGGTGCAGGCCGATAATACTTGCGCCATTGGTTGCCGCAATCGCCTGTATATCCTCTACGGCACCAGTAAAGAGGACTTTCAACTAAAGAGCTTAAGCACAAAGGTTGGTATGCGCACTGCGACCGCGCAGAGCTTAAGCGATACGCTGTTTTTAGATGACCGCGGCTTAACCATGCTGGCCCGTGTGCAGCAGTTTGGTGACTTTGCGCAGGCTACCATTAGCCAAAAGGTGCAGCCGTTACTTGATCAATACGCTGGCCGCGATATGTGCAGCGTGACGATTAAAACCAAAAACCAATATCGCTTGTTCTTTACCGATGGCAGCGCCTTATTCATCACGCTGGCGCCTGACGGAACACCACAATTTACCCAAGTTAACTACGGCGTGCCGATCCGCTGTGCTTTCAGTGGTGAAAACGCCTTTGGCATTGAGTCGGTATTTGTTGGCGCTGAAAACGGCTTTGTATACCAGCTGGATAAAGGCTTTAGCTTTGATGGACTCGAGTATGAGGACTACTTACTCACTGGGTTTATGCACTTCGGTAGCCCTGAAACGCGCAAGAAGTGGCACAAGCTGGTTATTGAATGCGATAGCGTAACCGAAGTATTGATGCACGCCATCGCTTACTTTGATTTTATGAGCCCTGATACACCAGACAGCGAGCTAATTGTCGGCTCCGGAAGTAAATGGGACTTGTCAGAGTGGGATAACGCCACATGGGGCAGTGGATCAACTAACTGGGCCGATATGTATATCGCTGGCGTGTCGCGCAATATCGCCTTGCATCTTAGCCACACTTCCAAGCAGTTGCCGCCGCACATCATTTCAAACCTGTATTTGCACAGTAAACCCATTAGCCGTAGGCGCTAACAAAGAGCCCGTATCCAAGGAATCTTCATGACTCAATTAAGCTACTGGCAAGATACCAGCCCGTTTGTGACTGGTACGACGATCCGCGCGCCCGCGATGAATACTAAGTTAGGCGGTATCTCTGCCAGCTTGCAGCAAATTACCGCACAGATTAATGGTTTTGTGGTAAAGCTGCCGCCTAACTTTGTTGGCAATACTGAGATTGCTAATCAGGCCTATGCCGACACGCTGCTGTATATCAACAAGCAAGGCAATATGGACCTATTGCCAGCTTCACAGCTCATCCTCAATGCCAGCCACGAATTAACCTTCGTCACCGATTCAATCAATGCGATTAGCGTTGATGGTGATAGCCATAACCAGTTTATTACCTGTGATTACGTGGTCCCTGAAAGCCCAACTGAGGCGCAAAGCAAAGTGTTAGTCACAGTCGGGCGCAGCCTAAGAACGGTAAATGGGGATCCGGTTGTCGCACCCGGCAGCATTATCTTTTTTGCAGCCAAAACCAGTGCGGAATTTTGGTTTGTACCGGATGAAGCGCAAGGGGTAACGATATTATCGAGCGGCACGCTACGGGCCTACGGTCAAAACTCAGTCGTTGCGTTGATTAGTTTAACTGAAACCGTGTGGCTAATGGTTGGTGATATTTACCCAAGCGAAGTGATTTTACCTTAAGCGAGCCAGTATGAGCGAACCGATAAAACTCACCCAAGCGCAAGCATTATTTGCGGTATTAGCAGGTAATTCTATACCAAGGCATGAGCGAGTTTATTATCGTGACGGGGCGCTAAGAAGCACATTGTATAGCCCTATTATGGCTTTCGATGATTCAGCTAGTAACGCGGTTAATATAGCCATTGAAGTAATGCACATCACACCAATTTATTTGGCTATTAATGACGACACTTTTACCTCAGTCAGTTTAGGTATTGAAAAAACGTTATCAGCAAAACCAGAAGGAACAGATTACACAACTAACGCTGTTTCCTTAAGTATAACTGTGAGCAAAGTAATAAAAACACCTGCAATCGACTCTGCTTTTAACTCTGCATCATTAAACGTAGTTAAATACAACATTGTTAGTGGGTTTACAAATGATAACGCGACTAACATAGTGACACTAGGAGTGACAAAATTGTGACAAACTTACCTATTGAAGTAAAAGCGAAAGGCCTATGCAGAATACAACTAAAGGATGTTGCTACTGGAGAGATTAGGTTAGATACAGGAGATTTTGATAATACTTTATTAGACAATTTTTTTAAGGCAGACGGTTATGCTTTTTTAAGAGCGCATGCTTGTACAGACGCTACTGTAAACGTTACAGATACGTCGATGTCAAGTATCGGTGCAACTAATACTGTGGATTATTCTGCTGGAACTCCGGAAATATCTGGTTCATTAATCACTACAAGTATGGTTAACGTGTTCACCTTTGCTGCAGGATCAGTAGTAGGTAATTTATCTTGCATAGCTTTGCTATCAACCACAACGGATGCAAGTATAGCTACCACACTAAGAGTTAAGACACTTGTAAAAGATGTTAATGGAGATCCAACAACCATTCCTGTGACAGCAGCTGATCAATTAATTGTTACTCATACACTTAAATTTACAGTTGACCAGCACCCTGCATCGTTTGTGGCTAATATAGATGGCACAAACCATACGTTTCAGTTTATGGCCTCAAGAATTGACACCCCATCGAAATATGGTATCTACGGGTTCGCACCATTCGCGATTAGTTTTACCCAAAGCGTTTTTACTGGTTGCAGCGTTACTGTAGCTGCTGACGCGACAGATATCACTATTGGCGTAATTAATACTAATATAGCGCTCACCAACCCAGTTAACTTAGGTGATGCCTATACGACTGATTTCTCTCAGGCAACTAGTGGTAAAATGAAAACTATAGTTTCAAAAACTATGCCTGCTAGCACTAATTTAAGTGGTAACGCAGGGATTGGTTTTATCGGAGTAGGCATGTCATCTTCCTTTGCAAGTAGAACTTACTCTGGATTCAAAATAACTCCTGCTTTACCTAAAGACGCTAATATTGCTTATACATTCACTGTAACTTTCACCCTGTCTCGCTAACTAAGGTTTTAATATGATTCCTGAAACTGGTTGGCTAGATATAGGTGGTATTGAGTCAGCCACGCCTTACGCTACCTATGGGCTATATAAACCGTCTGTGTTGATTGATACTCCATTTGAATTAGAGCTAGGGCCGTCTGCATTAAATGACAGTAATGGGACGATAAAAGATTTTTGGTGGCTGTTTAATTTTAATGGAACCTCAGTTACTGCTAGTCGTTATAATCACTTTGCTAACGAATTTGATGATGAGCAAATTATTTTCTACGTTGACAACGTAAAACGACTGTCGGCTACATTTGATCAACTCGGAAGGCCGATGGTGTTTTATGAAACAGTACTAGGTGAGCTTAGGTTGTATTGGTTTGACCCTGTCCTAGTGGAGAATACGACGACTGTTTTCGGAGATGGCAGTTACCCGTTTTCGACATTCGACATTCGTTGGAATACCAGTAATGCGCGCAGCGATAATATGCTTTTTTATATCCGCGATGGCGGCATTTATTATCGCTTACAGCGTGACAGATATAGCATTGAGCATGCAACACCAGTGACAAATGGCGCTATCTTGCTAGAAGCCGATATGACTGTTGATTACCGCTTGCAACTGCTTTACCGATATCGAGATACTGGATTTACACCGCCAGAGCCTACGCCGCCAATCGTTGCGCCTGATACGGGTTATTTTGCTTATCTGCTCACTGGTTACCAAAGCGCTGTTGAGATAGAACAGACTGGCGCTTTTACGTTGGAATCACCTTTTAGCGTGGCATTCGACTTAGATAATGTCGCTTATCTTAATGTGCAGTCGACATTGTTTAGCTATGGCAATCAAGGGCAAAATCCCATAGTGTCAGCTGGCTTTAGCGGCCTAGGTATGGATATATTGGAGGTGAGCTATTTTGGCTTTAAGCACGTTAAGAAACTCGATTTTGGCTTGCAAGATGGTCATTGGTTAATCGAGTTCTATCGCGTTGACGGGGTAGGGTTTAATCATGCGCTGAGAGTTAGTTGTTTACCTAAGGGAAGCGCAACTACTTTGGTATATGAATTCCTCTTGTTAAGCCCGACATTAAGCTCTATCGGCCAGTTGATCCGCATTGGTAATCGTGCAAGTTACGGCGAACAGATTTTTACTGTGCCAGGTGATTTTAGTTCGAGCTTTACCACGCGCAATGAGTATGCCTTTGGCCTGCGTGGAGCGATAAGTAACATCGAACTGCACACAGCCATAGCAGGCGCGCCAGTGATAAAGCTGCCCATGGTAAAGGCGCAGAACGAGGCGCAAACCTTGCTTGATGCTATGGGCTCGCCGCTGCCTTTGCCTACCGCACGAATTAATGACTACAAGTCGGCAAACTGGCAGTTTGTCAAACTATAAACTCCTTGTATTAAAATCTAATGGGTATATGATTTTTCTATCGTGCCAAAGCTGTTTTTTGGCCTGCCTGTCAGCGTTAAATCTTCTCTACTCACTTAACTGATAACTTTTTAAATCTCATTCTTCGAGGTTCATTTGCCATGCAACAAATTAAGCCAGTGCAGACTATTCAGCCTGTAGGCATTGGGCAATTGCCTGCGCCTGAAAAACCTAAAGATAAGGCTATTTATCCGGTCGAAACACCGCCAGTAAATAAGCCTCAACCCTATGAAGGGCAGGCGGCGTCGATGACTGGCAATATTGACCGAGCAGGTTTTGGGTTTGATGGTAGCGGTGTGGGACTTCTTGGCAAGGTGCAGTATAGCAAAGATGGCACTGAGCCTATTTACAATCAAACGGCCAGCGCGCCTAGTCCTGTGCCACCAAAGCCGGGTACGCCACCAACAGGCGGCAGTGAGAACTCGGCATGGACCGCGCCTAAACCCACTGGCACGCAGCAAATTGATAATAGTCAGTATCAAGTGCCTACTCCTGCGCCGATTCAAAACACCTACACACCTACTGAGTACCAGTCTGTCACAGGGGATGCCTTAGCCAATGCACCTAAGGCCAATGTGCAAGACAACATCTTTAGGCCTAATGAATATCAAAACGTTGGCACTAACGGCGTTACCAGCGATAAACAGTATCAGTATGACCCTAGCGCCGATTCGTTAGTGCAAAACCAAATCACCGGCTTGCTTGACCCAAGCAGCGCAATGATGCGTAAAGCTATTGCGCAGGCACAGGGTTACAACGCGGCCCGTGGGTTGCAATCAAGCTCTATCGGCAACGAGGTTGCGCTATCATCGATGATTGACAAGGCGTTACCTATCGCGCAGCAGGACGCGCAAACATTCAATCAAGCCCAAAGCCAGCAATGGCAAAATCAATTTACCTCTGATCAAACAAACATCAAAAACGAGCAAGAAGCAGCTATGGCTGATAAGCAGGGGGCCATTAACAACCAGCTGCAAAATAACCAAATGGGCTGGCAGACCAGCGAGAAGAACGCCGATCGCCAATTCCAAGCCGAGCTTGAGGACTTAAAGTATAAGCAATCACTTGGCACACTCGACGCCCAAGGCCAGCAGCGCTTGCAGGAGCTTAATGCGCAGCAGTCTTGGCAGACCAATGAAAACAACGTTAACCGCGAGTTCCAAACGCAGCTTGAGGACTTGAAGTATAAGCAGCAGCTTGGGACGTTGGATAAACAACAGTCTCTACAGCTCGCGCAAATGGAGCGCAGCGCGCAAATTCAAACCGACCGCGACGCGATTTTGCAGCAGTACCAAGTACAGCTTAACGAATTGCAAAATGATCAGCGCTGGAAAGAGCTTAATGCACAAATTCAAGCCAACTTTGAAACCCAAACGCGCGGCTTTGACCAGCAAACCAAGATGGAATACGGCAATGCCCAAAGTACGGCCGTAAACGCAGCGATGCAGGCCATCGGTATGGCTATGTCTAACCCGAATATGACGGCTGAGCAGCAAAAAGCAGCTGTTGCCAATATCGTTAGCACGCTGCAAAGCCAAGCTAATATGCTGTCAGTCATTTATGGTGCGTCTGCTACTACACCGCCGCCATTAGTTACGCCACCGCCAGCAACGGGGAGCACTGGTTCAACCGGAGGATCTGGAGGTGCTGGTGGCAGTACAGGCGGAACCATCAATCCTCAAGCGAAAACGGGAACATATCCAGGAGCAGGTTATATCGGCGGTGATGTTGGCGGCGTTAAACAGCAGCAGGTGAGATAAACATGATCCGCACAGCTACCCATGCCGACCTTAAACGCATCTTAGAAATCGGCAGAATAACCCTAGCCAAAGCGCCGAGCTATCCTGTTGAAATGGACGATACCAAATCAAGCTACATGGTGCGCCGCTGCATTAGCGATAAAAGCATGGAGGCATTTGTGGCGGTGGTCGATGGTGAGGTGGTGGGCTTCTTACTTGCGATGCAAGAGGAACATTGGTTTAGCAAGGACTGTTACGCTACAGATTTAACCTTTTGCGTGCTACCAGAGCATGCAGATCAAGCCGTCTGGTTACTGCGCCGCTTTATCCGCTGGGCTAAATCATTCTCTAAGGTGAAAAGCATTTTGCTAGGCGTAAGTTCTGGCCTCGATACTGACGGCCGCATTGGTCAGCTATATCAAAAGCACGGGCTTAACTTGGTCGGCGGCTTTTACAATCGCATTCTCTAACAAATCCATTCAGTTATAAATCAAGTTATTTGATAGGAGGCAGTATGAGCGCTGTCGGTAAAGCCTTTAAAAAGGTCTGGAAAGGTGTAAAAAGTGTAGATAAAAAAGTATGGAAAGCCATTAAACCCATTGTAAAAGTGGTTGCAATAGCCGCAACAATCTACTTCGGAGGTGCGGCCCTTATTGGGGCCATGAGCGCAGGTGGTACGGCGGCAGGCGGGATAGCGTCTGCTTGGAGCGGTGTAACAGGGGCAGGAACCGCGCTAGCCTCTGGCAACGTTGCCGCTGCGGGTTCTTCGCTAGCCGCTGGTTGGACGGGAGCGGCTGGTGCGGGGGCTGCAACAGCATCACAAGTTGGTGCTGGTGTTTGGGGAGCGCAAACAGGCGCAACTACGGCAGGAACCACAGCAGCAACAACAGGCAACACGGTGTTATCAACCATGGTGCCAGCAGGCTCAACTGCATCTACAACGGGAATGACGATGGGGCAGTTGACCGCAGCAGCCAAAGGTGCCGCAGCAGGAACGGTTGACACAGCATTAATCAATGCCACTGGTGTAGGTCTCGGAACGTCAGGCGTTACGGGTTCTGCCGTCGCTGGTGGTGGCGCTGGCGCGGCTGGGGGGATTGGTGGCGCATCTGAACTTACCTCTGTCGCTGATTTAGCGGCAACTACAACACCTGCAGTAGCGCCGACAACGGGTGGACTACTGGGTGGAATGAGTGCTGGCGAAGGCATGATGTGGTCAGCAGGCATTAATGCTGGAACACAGCTGATCGGCGGTGCTATGCAGGGCCGTGCAGCGGAAAAAGAAGCAGAGGAAGCGCGTAAGCGTATGACTTACTGGGGCGTCGATGGCGCTGGGAATAAAACCGATTTAAATATCGGTGGCTTGCTAGGCAAGGTGCAGTTATCACCGATGGCTAACATTAACCCTGCAGGCATAAAGCCTTGGCAACCAACAACCCTTGATGATTTAACCAATACGGTGGGCTAATCATGGCAACAGTAAAACAGATGAATGCACCTGACGACGGCGAAGATTTAACGCCACAGGAAGAAAAACAGTTAGCCGAAGCAATTAAAGTCGCCCAAGTGATTATTCACGGTGAAGGGCAAACGGGTGACCAAATTGCGTCCATGATCAAAGACACAGAGGATGTTGCCAAAGGCATAGGTAGCGCCGTGGCCACTGTACTGATTGCGGTATCTAAGCAAATGGAATTTAGCGACGATATTAAGCTGGTTTTGGCGACCGAGATATTAATTGAGTTAGCCAGCTTAGCTGTTGACGCTGGGGCACTGGCAGAGGATGAGATTACCGAGCCGTTTGTAGACACAGCCGTAAGCCAAGCTTATAGCGCTTATATCTCAACGAAAGAGGCTATGGGTGAGCTTGATGTAAATGAGCTTAGGCAGTCGGTTGAAGATGCCACCAAAGAAGGGCAAGAGCTTGGTATTGTGTCAAAACAAGATGCTCAGCCAGCAGCGCCTAAAGGCCTAATGCAGCGTGCAGCGGCGGGAGGTATGTAATGTCTCTATTAATGGGGTTAGGTAAAGGTTTGCAGGGAGCTGGCCAAGCGATTGGTCAAGGGCTTTACGCTTATGCGATGGCAATGCGTGACGATGAGCGCGAACGGATGCGAGAGGCGAGTATAGAGAAGCGCTGGGCCAAAGAAGATGCGCGTATTGAGCGCCAAGAGGCTCGTCAGGATGCGCGTGAAGCTAAGAGTGATGCACGCTACGATGCAGAGCAGGCAAAATCTGATGAGCGTTATCAGGATTCGCTGAAATTCCGTGATAAACAAGCAGAGCTCGCCAGTAGCCGCGACGATCGCGCCGATGAAAAGCAAAATGCGTTATTAATCGGCCAAGCATTAGACCGTTTAAGCGAAGATTATAAAGAGTCATTAGCAGATGTTGATGCTATCCATTTAGACCCTTTAACCAAGCAACCGATTAATCCAGAGGCTTACGCGGCGAAAGTCGCCGAAGCGAAAGCGAATATGGAGGCAAAAAGAGCCAACATAGTGCAACGCAGTGGTTTAAGCGCTGACCAAATTAATAAGTACGGATTTGGTATGTACCTGCCTGAGCCTACGGCTGGCACTGACACAGGTACAGATAAAACCACGACGGAAATAGTCACTCCGCCTCCTGCTGGATTTGATAAAAATAAGTTCGATGCAGATCAGCGTGCACAAGGGTTAGCAGATAGTGCACAGTTTAAACCGTTACTGACACCATCTGAAATTGCGACAATGACCCCTGAGCAGCAGCGACAGCGGATACAGGATTTAAATCAATATAGGCAAGCCAACCCTGAACTGCAAACGCAAAGCCAGCAAGGCCTGCTCTATCGCGTGAAAAACATTTGGTAACTTAATCCCTTATACCAATTAACCCAGCCATAGCGCTGGGTTTTCTTTTTTTTGGAGTATTAACAATGCCCTTACTCGGTTTTGACCCTGGCAAACCAAGCACCATTTCAACGGCACAAGCTAAGCAAAACGAACAAGGCATCATGGGGGATATGGTTGACAATTTTCAGTCAGGCATAGCCTCTAGTGTTGGCAGCATGTTTGATATGGTCGGCGCTGACGGCATGGCAAAGTCATTTAGAAATATTGCCGACGAACAACAAAATCAAATGTCTAGCAGTGGACAGGAATCGCTTGCTAAGCCGATGTTCCAAACCAATGACCAAGGCGAAACCGAACTAGGCGAGGGGATGACCGACCTCGATACTTGGCTGCTCAATTTTGCAGGCATTGCAGGCCAGCTTGTATCCACCGCTGTTCCCGGTGCAGGCGCAGCAGGTTTAGCCACTAAAGCCCTAAGCCTTGGCTCAAAGGGCGCCAAGGTGGCGCAAGCGGTGGGTATGGGCGTCACTGGCGGTAGTGCGGCTACAGGCCAAGCCATGGAGCAAGCGAGTCAAGAATATTTAAAGATGCCGGATGACATTAAGGCGCAGTCACCGCTTTTCCAGAAATATTACCGACAAATCCAATCCGAACAGCCTGATTTAGATGTTGATAGTAAATGGGCATTAGCTGATAAGCGTTTAGACGAACAATTAAAAAACGAAGTACGCAGCGACCCCAAAGTGCTACTGGCTAACTTTGCCGCCTCTGCCATTGGTGATCCTGTCATTGGCAGGGCACTAACTGGCGTGCGCTTGGCAAAATCTGGCGCGCTGCGTAGTGCGCTCGCGGGTGGCATTACCGAGGGCGCAACCGAAGCCACACAAGCGGGGGTGAGTCAATATGCAGTGGATAACGTGCTATCGCAAATTGACCAACGTGATCCGATGGCTGGTGTTAAACTGGCCGCGCTTAATGAGGGGATTATTGGCGCTGGCTTTGGTGCTGGCGCTGGCGGTATCGGTGGCATTGCTAATCGCAATGTGGTTGACCGCGAACCTGCTAAAAACCCTGCTGCCGATCCTATTCGGGAAAGCAACCCAACCGTAGCGGGCGCAATGGATGCCGACGCGCAGCAAGCCGCAGACCGTAAGGCTGATATCGAAAGCATGGCGCAAGCACAGCCATCACAGCAACCTAATTATGATCAACCTACCGCAGCCCGTCGTGCTGGCATGGGCGACACTATGCAGGCTGGCCGCTTTGGTGATGAGGCCATCGCGCGCGACAATGCGATGAAGGGCCGCAGCTTTCCAGCTGTGCCAGAACAGTTCAATAAGAGCCCACTAACGCAAGCAATGGATAGCGTGCAGGGTCTTACCGATCAGCGCCGTGAAGGGGAATGGTTACCGCCAGAAGGTGAAGGCCGCAGCCCTGTTACAGGGCTTTTGGCTGCGCCATTTATCGACGGCGAAAACCTCAGCCGCCAGCGTACCCGCGACACTATGGCCGCACAACCTACCAATTTGATAGGTCAGTCTGACACTATCTTTGCAAACGATGGCCGCGCTCGCCAAGCCGCACAAGAGTTTGCCGACACAGCCGCGCGCCAAACCGCAGCACAGCCTAAGCAGATCACCGACAAGGGCATTATCTTTGCGCCTGATACCTTCTCGCCTCAATCGCAGGGTATCAATGTCAAATCGAACAACGCGCCATTTGCCTCAGCTAAGGAGGCGTTAATCAGCAAAGGCGCTCGCGCCGCTAAGCGTGAAGGTGCAGAGGTTGAATCGGTTAAGTTGGACAAAGGCTTTGGCTGGCGCGTGATCCCTAAAGTTGAACCAGAAACAATAGAGGGCAGCAATAATGCGCCAATGGATACAACAAGCGCAACAGGCGCAGGCAATATCGATGCAAGAAGCGCAGGAACTAGACCAGTTTCTGAGCTACAACGACCAAGCGCCGAGCAAGTTTCAGACAGTTCCGAAACACCTCGAGCCAACGGTGCAGAGGATATTCCTGTTAGAGCTGAGCAACAAACAACGCCTACTACACTAACCAATGCTGAACCTGCCCAAGACCTCGCTGGCGACAAGATAGATAACGAGTGGACAGCTTTTGCGCCTGAAACTGGCACGCTGAATATTCCCCGTTCTGAAATGCCACAGATTAAGGCTGAACATCGCGGTGCCATGGTTAACTTTATGAAAGCCCGTGGCGTTGATCATACTACCGAAGAAGTGCCAGCTGACTCGCTTAAACCAACACAGGCCGAGTTTTCACCCGCAAAAGTGAAAAAAGCCTTAGGTTTTGAAGGTGGCGACCGTTCTATTTTGGTATCGAGTGATAACCATGTGCTTGACGGCCATCACCAATGGCTGACCAAGCGCGAGAAGGGCGAGCAGATTAAAGTGATCCGCTTGAATGCGCCGATTAAAGAGCTAATCACTCTTGCCCGTGAGTTCCCAAGCTCTGAAACGCAAGCGGGTGCAACGCAAGCTGTTGATAATCAAGCATCAAAAATCGGTGAAAAAGCGGAAATGGCTAAAACAGCTTTAAATGATAGCAATGAAACACCTGCTATCCTGCGCACTTCTAAAACCAAGTGGGTACAAGCTGAGATTAAAAAGCAGGGCTTTAAAAAAGGCTCCCCAGGTTATGACGATGCCGTCAGCAAACTAAACGATTCATACGAAACCGAAATTGATAAAGCCCTTGCCGAGTCATCCTTTGAGACTTACCAGCAATTTAACAGTGATACGCCTGAAAGCATCAACCGCATGGCCTATGCCGAACTGCGCAAAGAGTTTGGTTTAGTTTCACCAGAAGCCAATACAGAAGCCGTAGACACTAAAAAAGCTAAGGTGACAGAGGCAACTAAAAAACCAAAAGCCAAAGCAGAACCCAAAGCAGTAGATAGTAGTGAACAGCTATCTTTCTTCGATAAACCTAGTGGCGCTAAAGCACGAGGCATTAACCGTGGCGCTCGACAATTTACTCAAGCCGAAGCGCAGCGCGCCGTCGATGATGTGATGAAACGCTTATCCGGTGCGGCGGGGATCAGGGTTAACCTATTCACCTCGCAGGATGCGTTTTTATCCCGGTTAAATGTGCCTTCCATGGCAATGGAAGGCCAAACTATTTACGGCGCCTATGATGACAGGCGCAACAGTGCATACTTGATCCTCGATAACTTCAAATCCATTGACGAACTGCGCTCAACGCTGGTGCATGAGGTTTTAGCTCACGGCGGCTTGCATACCGTGATCGGCGAGCAAAAGTATCAGCAGTTTATCAACAAGCTAAATTCAAGCCGCAGCCGCAAAGAGTTTAAGGCGCTTTGGGACCGTATCGATAAGGATTACGCTGGCGCATCCGATGCCGTGAAAGCCGAGGAAGTCTTTGCCAACTTTGTGCAAAACCAACCTGAGCGAGGAACGGCTAAGGCGTGGTGGTTTGAGTTGACTAAATGGCTTCGCCGCCAGCTTGAGGGATTGGGGATCATCAAGTCCAACATTACCCGCAATGAAATGGAAGATATGATGCAGGCCATTGTGCGCGGCTTTGATAAGCGCAAGCAGCGCATGGATAGGGCGAATAAAGTGCTTGATGCGCGTGATGAATCACCATCTGACATTCTCTTTAGCAAAGCAGCTACTGCGCCAGATGAGCGCACCGCCAAACAGAAGCTAGGCCTCGAGGAAGAAGCCGAGCAAACGCTAAAAGAGAAGATCACCGAGAATTACCGAAATACCGCCGACACGCTTAAGCAATCAAGCTTTTGGGGCCGCTTAAATGAAGGTATCTTCGACGGTTTGCACGGTATCAAAAAAGCCGAAGAAGCCGCAGGCATCACCGATCCTAATAAGATGGGTTATGTGTCTGCGCGTTTGGCGTCGGGTTTATCGGACGTATTGCACGGCGTTTTCCATTACGGCGCGCCGATGTGGAAAGACGGCATTATTCAGCGTAAGGCCGATACCAAAGGGCTGCTTGAAGTGTTCGGCATGTTGCCTGACGGCGAGCTCAATAACTGGCTGGCGTGGATGGGAGCTAACCGCGCCAAGCAGCTTAAAGCAGAAGGCCGCGAGAACAATCTAACACAAGCCGATATTGATGAACTGCTAGCCCTTGCCGATGGTAAAGAGGCGTTATTCGAGCAAGTGCGTGCCGAATACAACAAAATTAACTCGGCCGTGCTCGATGTGGCCCAAGGTGCAGGCCTGATTAGTGAAGCCCAGCGCAGTGGCTTTGATGAAGAATACTATGTGCCGTTCTTCCGTGATATTGAGGCAGACGCTGGCTTTGAGGAGTTCGCAGCCGTATATGCCCCCAACAGCAAAAAAGGTATTGCAGGCCAAAAACCTAAAATCCAAGAGCTAAAGGGCGGTAAGCAATCGACCAAAGACCTGCTAGAAAACATCATCCTACGCCAATCAACCATGATTGATGCAGCGCTTAAAAACAAAGCCATGCTCGAGGTGGTAGAGAATCTAGACGGTACAGGGTTTATGGATAAAATCACGGCCAACGAGTATTCGCTGTTATCCGAAGACGAGCAAAAGCGCACGGTAAGAATGATGGTTAACGGCAAGCAGCAACGGGTGGTGGTGTCTGATCCCGCGCTATTAAGGGCATTAATGGCGATTAATGACGTCAGCAGCCGTTCGTTATTTAATCGCATGGGCCGCAGCGCCAAACGCTTTTTAACCGCAGGTATCACCTTATCACCTGACTTTATCTTTAAAAACTTTGTCCGCGACGCGGCGCATGCGTGGATGATCAACAAGGATGATTTTAAGCTAGGCACGGATTCAATTAAGGGATTGAAAAAGGCATTTAAGGAAGATGAGGCTTACCGCGATTTGATATTCAGCGGCGCAGCGTTCCAAGGCGGGTATATTCATGGAGCAGATCCAGAGGCGGCAGCACAGCAGATACGCCGCGCGTTATCTAAGAAGGGACTCACAGCTAAACAGATTGATAGCTATATGGGCAGCTTAGTCACTAATAGCAAGAAATTGTTCGAGGTGTACCGTAATGCCAGCGATAAGGTAGAAAACGCTAACCGGCTATCAACCTATGAGGCGGCTTTAGCCGCGGGTAAGTCTCGCCGTCAAGCAGCGTTCGAGGCCAAAGACCTGATGGATTACAGTCTCAAAGGCAACTTTGCGCTGATTTCCTCGATGATAGATTTTCTCCCATTCTTCAACGCGCGCTTACAGGGTATGTATAAATTAGCCCGGGCATCAGCCGCGGGTGAAAATGACAAAGTGCTTAAGGTACTGTCAGCAAACTTGGCGATGAAGGGGTTAAAAGTGGCCGCATTCTCGCTGGCATTAGCAGCATGGAATGAAGATGACGAGCGCTATAAAAAATTGCCCGACTGGGATAAAGACGCCAACTGGCACTTTTGGCTAGGAGATCATGAAATCCGCATCCCTAAGCCATTTGAGCTAGGCATTATGTTTGGCACCTTGCCTGAACGTTTATTTAACTTTGGCACAGGTTCGCAAACGGGTAGCGACTTGGGCCGTGCCACCGCCAGCGCCTTATTCAATACCATGGCACTTAACCCCTTACCACAGTTTGCACTGCCTGCAATCGAAGTGATAGTGAATAAGTCATTCTTTAAGTGGACTGATATTGAGGGCATGGGCGATGAGAACCGCATGCCAGGTGATCGCTATAACGCCTACACCAGCGACACCGCGCGCGAAATCGGCAAGTTCTTTAATATTAGCCCTAAAAAGATTGAGCACTTAGTCAATGGCTATGCTGGCACACTCGGTGGCTATGTATTGGCGATATCTGACATTATGGCGCGCCAAATGCTTGGCCGCGAGAGCGCAGAAACCCCCATCAGCCGTTATCCGGTGATCAAGGCGTTTTACGGCGGTGATGCGCCAAAGGGTAACACCTATTATCAGAACGAGTTTTACAAAGCTCTCGATGCTGCGAACCAAGCCTATGGCAGTTATAAGCGCGCAGCCGAGGAACAAGACTCAAGCCGCATGATGGCAGTGCTTGAAGATAACCGCGATAAGTTAGGCGTGCGCATTGCGCTTAACCGTGTGCAGCGCCAAGTATCAGCATTGAGTAAGCAAGCGGAAATAGTCAACAACTCCAAGGCTAGCGCCAGCGAAAAACGCGAAAAACTGGACGCCATTACCCGCCAGAAGAACGCGATTTATCAAAGTGCTTATATTGGCTTTAATTTAAGGGAGTGGTAAGTTGAGCGTTGTTTAACCATGAAAAGGGACTTTATGAATAATTACAAATTACTTTCATGTATAGGAATACTTGTGCTGTCTGGATGTGGTGGCGGTGGAGGCGATGAACAAAGTACAACACCAGAACCAACAAATCCGCCAGTTCAGCAAATAGACCACCCTTTACAGGGGGCAAAATTGCGACACTATGAACTTGGTGACTATATTTCCTATACATTTAATTATGATCAAACGTATGAGGATGGCTCAGGCCAGTATTGGAAAGACGGCAAGTTAGACTGGACAATTGAAACTGATCCGATTGAAGTAGCTTTTGATAATGGTAAGTCGTTAATCGCTGCTTATAAGTCAGATATGGACGGAGGTGTTGAACAGCCATTAACTGAACGATTTATTCAGGTTAGCCGTACTGATTACCCTGAGGTTTCAGGAGGATTTCATCTTATCTCAGATAAAGATACTGTGGTTGTTGATGCGCTTAGTGGCGACGATTTGAAGTGTATCGCTTATTCGATTAGTGAAAACACTTGTTACCCAGTAGCTATGTCGCCAAGTGAGTTTAAAGTTGGATATAACTGGGAGTATCAAGGCAAAAGCGATCGGCGAGTAACAGCATTTCTTACAAATCCTGAAAACTTTTATGATTCAATAGTTAAGTGGAATGTTGTAAGCAAGGAGGTTATCAATACTAATTTGGGTAGCTTTGAAACTTACAAAGTAAAAATGTACCGTGAGTTAAGCTATCTTGGAGCAGTTGGAAAAGTGTATTACCTAACGGAAGGCTTTTACTGGTATTACCCAAAAATCGGAGTGGTTAAGGCTGATTTTGTAAAAAGCCAGAAGTTTAGCGGTAGCGACAAGCCTTATGTGACAAACAAGATTGATTACACGATAAGCTATACAAACATCCCTTTCTAACACATTAAGGCCGCTATATGCGGCCTTTTATATTAAAAGCTAACCACAATACTTTCGTCACTTATCTCTACCTTATAGCCTGCTTCAGTAAGGGTTTGCATGACAGGGTTAATCACCTCTAAACATATTGCGCTTTCGTCATCAAAGTAATCTTCACCAACAATGCTAAGTGCATTAATGTACGCTAGCTCTGATCCACTTCTTGCCGCTTTATTGATTTCAGCAACGCAATGACTAAACAAGACGTTATATAGGTTTTGCCGAGCTTCCTTAGCGATGGCTTTGGCTTCGCTTGGGGTTAGCAGTTCGTCGGGGGTTATTTGACTTAAAAAGCTAGACTCAAGGCGATGAACAATTTCAGCGTTCATCGTTCTCCCGTTTGATGCAGCCGCATCAACAATAATCTTGTGTAAGTCTTTAGGGATTCGTAAAGCTGTTTTTTGAATATCCAAAATATTTCCTATTGACTTCATTTTAAAGTCGGTCTAGTCTTAATCCTGACTTCAAAGTGAAGTCAGGGTAACTGTAACTCAATATCTGAAATTTAACGGTTTAAGGATGGTGAATCAATGGCTGTATCTACCAAAAAGGAAAAATCGAAATTTCCACTTCGGATTCCAGAGGAACTACTGGATGCTGTTAAGGAAAGCGGGGCTATTAGCGAGCGTTCTGCCAACTCAGAAATCATTTTTCAATTGAAAAAGGCTTACGCCATAGGGAACAAAAAGCAGGAGGATAAATGAGCAAGGTTTACGTTGGCGCGGATGAGTACACACCATCATTAAGATTTATGATCAAGCAGTTAGCGAGGGGAAAAGGGGTTTCAGCAAGAGTAATGCTTAAATTTTTAATTCAGAGTGCTTTTTATTGCCAGTTTAACGTAAAAGATAAGATCAGTATTAATGAAAAAGCCCCAACTGCGCCAACAGTTGAGGCTAACGAACCAACCAAACAAGCAAAGTAAGGTGATTACCATGTTGAGTATAAACAATGTTCCGCAAAAACTAAAGACAACATCCCCGTTTGCAAACAATGTCGCAGAGATAAAGCCAGATCATAAACCAGAGTTAACCCTTGCGACCTTTAACCCTGAGATTAGCCGCAGCAAAGGCCGCTGCGCCATAGAGTTGTTGCAGCGCTATTGGCAGATCAGCAATATGCCAGCTTCCATGCTGAGCGTGACTGAACTGACCAAGTGGCGTGAAGCCGTCACTGCCTTTATCAATAACGACATGGCGGAGGTGTAAGATGGGCAGTCAATATCTACCGACTATTGCTGGTGTAGCGATCACCACCGATGACCAAGGCCGTTTTAACCTGAATGCATTGCATAAAGCGAGTGGCGGTGAAAACTCAAAACGTCCATCTATGTGGCTTGCAAACAAACAGGCTCAAGAGCTGACAGAAGAGCTAAGCAGGAATTCCAGCTTAGGTCATAAATTAATCAATTCAGTTAAAGGCGGTTCCACCCCAGGTACTTTCGCCCACGAACTGCTTGCGGTTTCCTATGCTGGTTGGATCAGCCCAGCATTTCAACTCAAAGTGAACCAAGTCTTTTTAGACTATCGCACTGGCAAGTTGCAGCCCGTTACTATCGACCCAATGGAGGCATTGCGCGACCCAGCAACAATGCGCAGCTTGCTATTGGGGTATTCTGAAAAAGTGCTGGCATTGGAAGATCAAATCAAGGTCATCCAACCTAAGGCGGCAGCGCTTGATCGCATTGCCACCGCAGACGGTAGCCTGTGCATTACCGATGCGGCCAAGCAGTTGCAGCAACGGCCTAAAGACTTATTCGATCTGTTACAGCGCAAAAAGTGGATTTACCGCAGACCGGGCTCCAGCTGGCTTGGGTATCAAGACAAGTTACAGCAAGGTTTTCTGGAGCATAAAATCACTGAGGTAGATCGCGGTGATGGTAGCACCAAGATTACCTCACAAGTCAGGGTAACCCCTAAAGGGTTAACCCACTTGTCTGCAACCTTATCTCAACCAGCGCAATAGGTGACGCTATGAATACACTTAAATTTAAGCGTAACCCAGCGTTACCACTGCACGCATTGCCATTTATTGGTAAATCGAACAAAAAACCTAACGGATTGTTATCGTTTTGGAAAGTGCCCACAACGGGCGGTTATTGCGGCGGGTTATTAACGGGTAAGGCGTTAGCGAAGATTTACATTAAACACTTGTCAGAACATGCTGCGTCACGACAGTTCGGCACGTTACAGACAATCGCTCTGGATATGTTTGGTAACAATCCATTGAATGAAAATGTAGATCAAGCGGCCTTTAGAGGGCAGGTGGTCGGTTTTTTTGAGGAGATAGAGAACTGGTTAGTACCATCAGCAGTATTGTTAAAGGACGAGATTAATAACTTGGATAATAACGAGTTGTTAACGATGGCGAACGAGGGAATATTGATGCAAGAGTCAGCCTAAAACGTACTGAATTAGTATGAATAAGAAGCCGGATTATTCCGGCTTTTTGCTAAAATAGATCCTCAAGGATCATAAGCACCATGCCAATTAAGCCAAGCAAAAAAAATAAAGCCTCCTGATCTTGTCTCCACCCCCGAGCTTTCTTCCCGCCGACATCAAGCATATACAACCCCAAACACATGATCGGCAGACCAAGCAGCCAGCTAATATTCTCGCCAGCGGCATAACCTAAAATCATCAGTACAAGCATAGCTATTAAGTGCAT